TGTCAAACTCCTGCAACAATGTGTATACTAAAGAAGGCAAAACAGCCGCATAACAACTGCTGGTATTCCAGTGGGGTAACACAAGGAGTATCACATGTCCGATTCCTCAAGTCTGATTGCAGACTTAACGGAGAGACAAGCGAATGCACTTCGTCAAAAGTGCTCGTTCACTCGCATAAAAGAAAGCATGAATCCAGACGAGCATGCTGCAGTAAACAAAGCTGAAGAAGAAATCAAAGTAGATACTGGGAATGGTAGAGCAAAGACTTACTCCTGTTCCTGGTTATCTGAAGTACTTACAAAGAATGGTTATCCAGTAAGCTCTAGCACTATCTCCCGTCATATGAACGGGCGGTGTGGTTGTGAGTAATTTGGTATCTGCTTTATCCAATAATCTGTCAAATGCACCTGAGTGGCCCTTAGTTCAACCAGGGCCTTCAGTAAAAATGCCAACAATTAAAGTTAAACCTTCATCAAACGCCCCAGGTTACCAAACCTGTGTAATCCTTCCGGATATGCAGATTGGGTATTTCCGTGCCCGTAATGGTGAATTAGAGGCCACTCATGACGAGCACGCCATTGAGATGGCTTTAGCTATTACTAAATCATTAAATCCAGACATGATTGTGCTAGTTGGAGACAACTTGGACTTTCCTGAATTTGGAAAATACCGCCTTAGTAGTGCTTATGCATTAACTACACAAGCGTCCATTGACCGTGCTACAACCCTTGGAGCACAGCTGCGGACGTATGCTCCTAACGCTAAGATTGTATGGCTAGCTGGAAACCATGAAGAAAGATTGGTGAACTTTGTACTCGACAATGCGAAAGCTGCCTTTGGCATCCGTAAAGGTAATACTCCGGAATCCTGGCCTGTTCTTAGTATTCCTTATCTCTGTCGTTTCGACGATTATGGGATACATTATGTACCGGGCTATCCAGCTGGACAATTTTGGATCAACGAAAGACTCCGCGTCATCCACGGCACAAAAGTACGCAGTAACGGGTCGACAGCGCATGCGTATCTCAACACAGAAAAGACCTCAGTCTTATATGGTCACATCCACCGGCGTGAATGGGCTGAACGGTCCCGTGACGATTGGGATGGTGCAAAGACCATCATGGCCGCATCCCCTGGCACGTTGGCAAGATGCGACGGCACCGTCCCATCTACCAAAGGGTCCATCGACTTGGACGGTAGACCTATGACCATCGTAGAAGACTGGCAGCAAGGTATTGGAATAGTTACCTTTGAACCAGGTGATGGTGCGTTTTGGTATGAACAAGTGCCGTTCCATAACGGGTCGGCCTTTTTTAGAGGGAAGTTTTATAGTGCAGAAAAAGAAGAAAGCTGACATCCCCACAACTCCACAACTAGCCATAGTTACTTGGCTAGATGCGTTTGATGGACCCACTGGTTGGATGGACCCAAAGTCCTACAAGCCTAACCCAATACGCCCAATAAGCATTGGTTGGGTTATTCCAGATTTTTTAGAAGATTATATAACTCTTGCTGGAACATTCCTAGTTGATACTAACGAAGAAAACAAAGAATCTAAGGCAGAATATTATAGCAATCCTGCTCATATCCCACTTAAAATGGTACAATCAATAACATACATTGATGCACCTATTGACATAGTTGACTTAATGTTGTCCGATTTTAACACCAGGGGTTTTAATGCCGATTGATTTTTGGTCACCAAGTTATAGAGCTTCCTCTAGTGACCTAACTGTTGCTATTTCCCCACTTGGTCTGGTAGAGCTTGCAGACGAAGAGTTTGAAGTTCATGGTCCACGACTTAACCGTTATAGTGCTTGTTGGGCCTGGTACCTTGGTCACCACTGGTCATACCGACGTGAACAGGGTGAGCAAAATATTACCCTTAACTACACTCGTACTTTGGCAGATTACATTACTAACTTTTGTTTTGGTAAAGGCGTTCAGTGGAAAGTTCCTGAACAAAATGCTGCAATTATTCCCCAGCTGCTTCACCGTGTTTGGGAGCAAGATAACTCAAAGTACAATGTTCTTTGGGAAATGGGGCAGCTTGCTGGAGTAACTGGTGACTGCTTTGTAAAAGTAGCTTATGAAGACCCTTATGTTGATCCAATTGGGATAACCAACGAAGGGCGTATTCGTGTTATTGCTCTAAACCCAGCTCACTGTTTCCCTGAGTACCACCCTCATGACCGTGATCGTTTATTGAGATTTAAGTTGAAATATCGTTTCTGGGGAACCAGCCCTGAAGGTACTCGTCAGGTTTACACGTTTACTGAAATCCTTACTGACGACTCAATTGAGCAATACATCAATGATGAACTTGTTGACCAATACCCTAATCCTATTGGGCATATTCCGATTGTGCATATCCCCAACATGACCATTTCTTCATCCCCTTGGGGACAAGCTGACATTTGGGATATTATTCCACTCAACCGTGAGCTGAACGAAAAAATGACTGAAGTATCGGACATTATTAACTATCATGCCGCACCAGTAACAATTATTACTGGTGCTAAGGCAAGCCAGTTGGAACGTGGTCCTAAGAAAGTTTGGGCAGGTCTTCCTAAGGAAGCTAGTGTTTTTAACCTTGAATCAAGCGGAAACATGGCTGGGGCTTTGGAGTATATTACGTTCCTTAAAAGAGCTATGCATGAACTTACAGGTGTACCTGAAACAGCTCTTGGACAGTTCCAACCAGTATCTAATACTTCTGGTGTAGCTCTTGCTATTCAGTATCAGCCTTTAATGAATCGTTTTAACATGAAGCGTATTCACTTTACTAAAGGACTTGAAAAGATTAATGAACTGATTATTAGAACAGCAGCTATTTTTACGCCTGAAGCTCTGATCTATAACCCTTCTACTACAGAGCAGCCTGAGATGGATCAATTAACACAGCTTGATCCAGCTGATCCTTTGACTTACCGCACAACAGTTCACTGGCCTGAACCACTACCAGTTGATGTGCTTATTAAGCTTAATGAAGCCCAAGCTAAAATGGCTATGGGTCTTGAATCTAAAGAAGGCGCTATGCGCATGCTTGGCGAGGAGTTCCCACGGGAAAAACTTGCTGAGATATTTGAAGAACTCCGTGATGACGCTGTTGACCAGGGTGCGCTTGATATGTTGCGCGCTCAGATCAACCAAGCAGTCATGATGGCAACAGGCTTGTTACCCGGACCAGATGGCACCAGCACGGTACCCTCTGGAAATGGTAATGTAACAAGTGCAGGTTCACCACAAGGACAAGGGGGCCCCTTACCGGGCACTCAAGCCATGGGTGGTCCTGTAGAAGGAATGGTAAACAATATTGTTGCAAAGGCATACGGAGCTAGGTTAGCCCAGCGTCGTGTTCCTGATGAAGAATAAAATTGTCGTTTTAAATCAGCTATTAACAGCCCAACTAGAAGAGGTTAACTTATGTCAAAGTTTGAAGATGGTATTCAGGTACCCGCAGATCCGGTAGACACACCGGCACCAAAGGTACAGGAAGAAAAGTACTTCTCTGAGGAGGACATTCAAAAAGTCCGCCAGCAGGAGAAGGACAAGATGTATAAGCGTCTTGAAGATGCTGATCATCGTGTCAAGTCCATGGAAGAACAGCTATCAGTACTTAGTTCTGATCGTGAAAAAGCCATTAAGGAAGCGGCAGATCGCGCCAAGAAAGAAGCAGAAGTGCTTCGTCAGCGTGAAATGGAAGAGCTTTCTGCAAAGGATCTTCTCTCAAAACGAGAAGATGAATTCAATCAGCGTATTAACCAGGTTGAGCAAGAGTGGGGCCAGAAGTTTTCCGAACTGGAAAAGCAACGCCAAGCTACCGATGCAATGCTTGAAAAAGAACGTTACCTTCAGCAGCTAGAGTCGTATCGTCAACGACGTATCCAGTCTGAGACTGACACGATTATTCCTGAGCTACGAGATCTTGTAGCGGGTAATAGTGAAGAAGAGATTGAACATAGCATTACAGTACTTCGTGATCGAAGTACTGCTATAATTGAATCAATCCAGCAAGCGAGCCCCCCTCGTTTGAAAGGGACGACAACTACGGCGCCCCCCTCTGGACCACTGGACAACCAAACGGACTACCAAACGGTCAGCGCGGAGGATATCCGCAATATGCCGATGGATCAATACGTAAAAATGCGTGAAAGACTTATGTCAGCAACACGGGCTCCTAGAGGCCGTTACTAGTAATTAAACCCAACAACCTATCCATCGGAGGATATTAAAATGGCATTACCCGCACCCGCAGGTGGAGCAATTACCGGAACAGGTACTTATACTGGTGGCTCAGGCAACCAGGTCACAGGATACACTGACGGTAGTTCGGCTCTATCTCCCGCAATCCAGCAAATTTGGTCAAAGGAAATACTTTTCCAGGCTATGCCGGTTCTACGCTTTGAACAGTTCGCTGTGAAGAAGACGGAACTCGGTGTTATGCCAGGTTTGACCATCAACTTCATGCGCTACAACAACCTTACGGTTGATGAATCAGCTGGAGCTAACTTGACTGAAGGTTCACGTATGGAACCGTCAGCTTTGTCAGCTAGCCAGATTCAGATCACCGTGTCAGAACAGGGTAAGGCTGTTGCCGTTACCGAATTGTTGCTCAATGCATCATTCGATGACGTCATGGCTTCGTCCTCACGTCTGCTTGGTCGTCACATGGCACAGAGCATGGACATTCAGGCTCGTAACACCCTCTACAAGAACGGTATCCCGTTCGGTGGTGGATCAGCTGTTCCTCCGAGCGTTGTGTTCGGTCGTACCGCAGCATCTACTCGTGGCGCAAT